TTAGGTTTCCAATGAGCGTTTGCTTCCTTAATAATATTGTAGGACTCAGCAATACCGATCATTGTCCTTGCTGCTTCTTTCTGAGCAGATGCTTTATTCTTGTCAATGGTAAACTGCATTGACCCAGTATCAAAATCAAAATTCATTTGAGCGAAGTCGGCAGACAACTTCTCCTTTAACTCAAACTTAATTACCTGTGACTTATATGTGGGTGTCAATTCCAAGTCTGCCTTGGCACTGTCTGCTCCTGCAGGATCAGATACATTAAACCCTTTGCCTCTCAACTTCTTGATGAGATCCAATTCATATTGAAAGCCAGCATTAATCTTGATGGGTTTGTTATCCTCATCAAGTAAAGGTTCGTTGTCCTTTTTCTGTGCCATACTCCTTCGCAGGTATCACCTTATATTTAGGATCATCGTTAGGCACGTTATTCCAGTGTCTTACGACACCAGAAATGATAAAACAATTAGTAACCAGATAAGAAACGAAAATGATAGTGCGTACGATAGCAACATAGTTGTCATAGTTTTTAGTTTTATCATCACTAAAACTACCTAAACTATACTTCCACACCTTACCCACGTTAGATATCACCTGGTTTCCTGTTTTCGGAATAGTACTCATCAAATTTCATTTTAGGGTAGCGTGCTGCTAGTTTAAGAGTATTGATATAGATAACCTCATCCATACGGAGATCAAGAGCAGCACATGCATTTTGAGCATACCAAAGAATGTCACCCAACTCTTTGATAAGGTGATCTTTAGTGTCCTCATTCCATGGTTTACCTTGATACTTCAGTTTCTTCACAATTTCCATAAACTCACCGCCTTCTGCAGACATTCCTGAGGCAGCAGTGTCAAGACGATTAATGTTACAACCTTGTTTGGTCAAGTCATCCATCCTTGCCTTAAAAACATTATAGTCTTTACTAGGGTTGGAGCATGTGCCTTCTACGAATTCAGCATACCTATCAAAGTTAATCTTGACAGGTCCTTCCTTCGTCTGCTTCTTGGAAGCAGCTTCATCCATCTTCTGCTTTGCTTTCTTCTTACTCTTGTAGGCAGTGTTAAAACGGTTATCGTTGATAACGTCCTCAGGAGTCTTAGGTGCTTCTGCTGCTGCTTCTTTTGCTGCTGCTTCAAAGTTTTCTGCAGCGTCCGTTGCAGCGTTAGAAAACTTTTCTGCTGTCTGTTGGATGTCGTCTCCACTTCCAGTCTCAGGACTAGGGGCAAAACCGCCTTGGTTGACTTTCATATTTTAAAACCTTGGAATTTAGATTTGGTATCGGTAGTAAATTCTTCTTGATTACTATCAAGAATATTGTCTTGAGCAGACTGCTCACAATCATACAGCCTCATCTTCGCTCTGTCAATACCTAACACAAAACGTTTGTTGACTGTAGGATCATTGTATCTATTCTTCAACTGCTTGACCATGATCTGATTCATTGCCTCTAGATCTTCAGTTGCAATAAGTGCAAACATAAGATCAGCAGTTGCAGGCAGACCGAAAGACTCGCTAGTATCAGTAAGCTCCACGTCACTATTACCGTAACCTGAGCGAGTGGTTTGCGTAGCGGACACGATCGGGACTTTGAATTCTCCTGCGAGTCCTCGTAACTCTTCAGCGACTGATTTGACATAGGTATAGGAATTCACAATGTTGTTTTTATACCGTGACGATGCACAGATATTAAGATAGTCAACAAAGATAATGTCAGGATGAAAACCTTTCTTCAATGACAACTCATTGAGTAGAGACTTGAAGTGGTTAACATGTGCAGATGCAGTGGGATACTCCTTGATAACAAGGCGACCCTGTGTCTTCTCTGACAACTTCTCTATCTTAGATTGATACTTACCCTTACTGAATAAGGGATCACTTAGTTGTTGAATCGGGACGTCGAGGAGGTTGGCATCAATTCGCTCAGCAATCTTCTCCTCTGCCATTTCAAGTGTAATGTAGAGAACGTTCCTCCCTTGCAAGAGGCAGGCACTAGCGACGTGGCACATGAATAGACTCTTGCCGACACCTGTACCAGCAAGTGCGATATTGAGAGTCTTATTAGGTAACCCACCTTTTGTAATTTTGTTGAAGAAGTCGAGATCGAATGGAATCTTTTCTTCTTTTCTATGATAGAAGTCATATCTTGACTCTGAATCCTCTAAGTAATCGTGTCCTACATGGTCATCAAAGCACACACTAAGTGCGTCCGACATAATTGACGGAATTGCATCCTGATTACGAGTCTTGTCCTGACCATCTGCAATTTGGACAGACTCCATTAGAGCATTATAAATCGCTCGCTCTTTACACCACTTCTCAGTAGTGTCTAGCAACCACTCTTCATTATACTCCGTCCTATCTAGTCCTCTAAGTATTTCTAAAACTCTATTGACAGCATCCTCTGTTAAATCTTTACGTTTCTCTACCTCAAGAGCAATAGCATTAGGCTCTGGAAGGTTATCATACTCATTAACAAATTCAGATATCTCTTTGAAGACTACCTTTTGTGATAGATCATCAAAGTATTCTTCTTTCACGAAAGGTAAAACCTTTCTCATGTAATCTGGATTGCAGATCAGATTACTAATAACAATTTCTTCTATACCTGGCATTATTGATAGTGTAGATATGTGCCAACAATGTATTTGTCATTGCTGATTGGTTGCTTACCTAGGTGAGGATACATCCATACTGGTGGAAAGCATAGCACACTACCTTGCTTTGGTTTGATATCTAATTCAATAGCAGGGAAAGATGTCTCTCCTCCCTCCTCTACATCATTAAGATAGAAAAACATAACAAGAAAGCGACGTGCTGTAGCATAGTCACCAACATCAATGTGGAGATCAAACCTATCTCCTGTCTCTGCCGTATACTTTTTCATACGGATCTGCTCAATACTATTCTTAGGTGGCCAGAATGGTGAGCACCCTGTATCTTTCATATAATATTCAGATACTGTTTGTATTGAAGCAATAATATTATTGTGGATTACACCCCACTTAGGATCACGTTGCTGCTCAGATAGCATCGTGATATTCATTTGTGTAAACTGAGGTTTGTGTTGGTTATCCCAACGATCCTGTGCATCAGGTGTCTCATCAAACAACTTGATAGCATTGTTGCACAAGTTAGGGTCTAAGACACCATCATATACACGGATAAAATCCTTTAGATCACTCGCCATAACAGAATTCTTTCTTAGCGGCTTCGTCCAATTCATGCATTACTTCTTCTGTGAAGTATTTCTCGGGCGAAGCGAGAATAGACTTAGGATAAACAGAAGATTCACCAATACGATACCGATTCCCGATCCGTTGGAAGACTCCATACTTCTCACCCAATTCCAGTAACCCATAATACTTGTCCAGTCCGCGTTCGTCATAGAATAACCTTGTCTCTACTTGTGAATTTTCTTTTGTAAGTCGAGACTTAACTGCCTTGACCTTAATAATATTGCCGACAACATCTGTCCCATCTTTCTCTTTTTTCTTGGAAAGATATACGATAGTGGAAGCAGAATACTTAAGACCACTACCGCCACCCATTTCTTTTGTGGGCACATAACTACCGACAACATCATAGGTATGATTAGTTACGATCATAGGTACATTAGCAAGACCTAGTTTCAAAGTCAAGACCCTAAAGGCACCTTTAAGGACTTGTGCTCTAGTCATATCTCGTGTGTCTTTACCTGCTGCAGTATCTTCCATCTCCTTAGAGGTGGACAGATTGCCCAATGAATCCAACACAAACATCAATGGTTTGCGATCTGATTCCTTCTGAGTTAAGTATTTATCAACAATCTTAACTGCCTGTGTGCGGAATTCCTGCACGGTGGTGACAGGCACAATGATCATACGTTTAGAATCAATGCCTCTCTCCTCAATCATCTGTTTAGAAATAGCAGACTCTGACTCAAAATAAATGACACCTGCATCAGGGTCAGTGTTTAGAAAGTGACGGACAACAGACAAGGCATAGAATGTCTTACCTGTGCTACTCTCACCTGCTAGTGCTGTGATCTTATTAGAAGGCAGACCACCATAGATACTACCACTCAACAGAGCGTTAAGAATATAAGATCCAGTATCTACATATTGATCAATGTCACCTGCAGCGATGCCATCAGAGGCAACCGTTGCATACTCATTGTCAATCTCCTTTACAATTTCAGTGAAAAAACTACTTGTCATAATTAACCAAACATGGCTTCTAGTGTGGCACGTTTCTTGGCAGACCATCCGATCTGATCAAGAATCACGGTGAGTGGATCAAGAAATGCTTTAGAAAATTGCATATCATAATCAATGTATTCCTCTAGTTTAAACTCAGAGGGGAGTGTCCTAAAGAAAGAGATGACATTTTGGAAGTCACCCTTAGACCCATGACGACCAAGTTTATTAGGTGTCTTTAGGAAGACATACTTGATCTTTTCTCCCTCTTGAATCAAGGGATACTTGTGGGTAAGATTCTTTTCTTTGATAGAGTTATTATATAGTAGCACACCTCGGACGTGAATGGGGCAATGTGCTCCATACAACTCCTTAGGGTGGTGATACTTATTGAGATTGTTGCATGACCGTGGAAATGCAATCTCATCTGTAGGTAGTGACTTAAACTTTTTCTCAAAATCTTTGACAAACTGCTGCACCTTCCTCTCATCAGTATTCATCATGAGTTTTAGGACGTCACGGAGTGCTCCACGACATGATGATGGGGTGGAGGATTTGACTGCCTCAATACCCATGATCTTTAGTGAAGGCTCATTGTATCTGACACCCTCACTGTCCCATACGTTTAGAATATATCTCTTCTTAGCAGTCCAGACACCACGATTAGCGATGTTTTCTCGCTTCATAAACATCTTCTGCTCGTAGGCATTTACATAGGTTGCCAATTCTTGATAAGAATTCTGTATATACTTTTCAAATTCCACATCACACACCTTCGCAAGGAACCGCAATACGCTTTGATCGCTCTCCTCTCTGCCCTTGAATATCTTTTTAACCAGAGGATCCATATGCAAATAAATGGAATCGGTATCAGAAGCAATAACATAATCTTTGTTGTCTGTCTCTAATAGTTTATTAAGAAATTTGTTTATCTTATTTTCAATCCATCGGATAGAGACCTGACCAGATAGAGTGATTGCCTCAGCATTTGCCAAGTTATAATAGCGGAAGTATTGATTACCAATAGCACCATAGGCACTATTGAGTTGAATCTTCCTTGCCATTTGGATGTTGTTGAAGGTGGAGATATCATTCTTTAGTTTAGGATCACCAGTCTTCTCAAACTCCTGCTTGGCAGCGAGCATTTTCTTCTTGAAGATCTTTCTTTCATCGTAGATGCGTTGCATCATCTCAGGAAGAAATCCATGTATATCCTTACGATACTGAGCACCATTAGCACAGACAGCGTAATCAGGATGAGCAGTAAATTCTTCATCGAGGATCTTGTCCACAGAAACTCTAGGATGTCTCTCATCGACAAGCGTCTCAGGAGAGATGTTATACTGCATTATAAGGTGTGGATACAGAGAATTCAAGTCAAAACTACATACCCAGTCATAAACACCAGGCACAGGCTCTTTGACATATGCACCCGCATACTTGTCATCTTTCTCGGATGTCTGCTTAGGGGGCACAACAATATTCTTCTGATACAAATCATTATAGATGAGAGTATCCCACATCTTTACCTGTGAAAACACATCATCAATGTTTACCTTGGCATCGTATGCCATAGTGACTGCCAACTCAACAAGTTTCATCTTGCCTTCTAGTTGATCAACCAGTTGCACGTCATGGATGTTGTAGTCTACAAACTTCTGCCAGTCAGATGTATAGAAGTCTTTAAAGTTTTCATACATGCTATGGTCAAGTTTGTGCTCACCCAATTCAACAGTAGAGATATGCTCTAGACTGTAGGATTCTTGTGCGGAATAGGTAAACTTCTTGTATAGATCAAGGTAGTCAAGGATAGTGACACCTAGAATATCGTAAACAATATTTGCTCGGCCTTGCACATTTATGGTGCGATCTTTTACTACATTCCAAGGTGAGAGACTCTTCATCCACTTCTCTCCTAGGATCTTCTCAATCCTACGACAGATATAAGGCATGTCATAGAAGTTATTATTCCACCCTGTGATGATATCAGGGGTGTCATGCACCCAATGCTTATGGAAATCCTGCAGCATTTCATGCTCAGTATTGAAGATACGATACTCCACATCCTTTGGAGGATCATACTCTCTCGTGCCCCATGTGATGATCTTCTTGGTCATCATATTCTTCATGGTGATGCACAACATATCCTCCTGACATGCTTCTACATCAGGGAATCCATTCTCACATGCAACCTCAATATCGATTGTCCATATACTCATCAAATTCATGTCATAGTGGACACGAGTAGGGTGTTTCTGGGCGATGTGTTGGAAAACAAATCGCTCATACCCATGCACTTCCATTCCTTCTACGTCGGAATACTTCTGCAGGAAGTCTCGTGCCTCACGGACACCATCAAACTTTTTCTTATGTGCATACCTGCCATCCAGAGTCTTATACTTGGAGGTCTTTGATTGATTTGCAGGCACCAAATAAAGAGAAGGGGATGTCTTCTCACGGTATTGCACACGCTCACCGTTACGATATCCCCTTACCAACGCAGTGTCACCAAAGATGATTACGTTAGTATAAAAATCACTCATTCTTGCCTTTCTTCTCTTTGGATTCTAGCATCACTAGGTATTGTTTGGCAACCTTTGCCGAGGGATCCACCACAGTTAATACATCAGTACTCTCGATGAATAGGTCTTCCTGATCACTGTAGTATGGAAACTTTTTAAGTCCTTCCTCTGTTACTTCATGGCAGTTTTGGATAAGGAAACTAGGCTCCTCATCCATCTCTACTAGGTCACCCAATAACGAGACCTGAGGGTGGTATTTCAGAATAATCAACTTTAACATCATCTTTTCGTGACTTTTTAATGGTTTGCAATGCCTCTTCGTATCGCTTGAGGACTTCCCAATGTGGATCAGCGATACTTACGACGTGTTGAAGTGAAATGAAATTAGACCCAACAGTCAAAGGGAAGAATGGATAGAATCGCATACGAATATTACCAAGTGGATTCTCTTTACCTGCTTCTTCAACCAAGAATTCTTGGTCATTCATTTCCAGTTGAATGGAAAAGGAATCAATAAA